TGGAATAATGAGGCTGATGGTTTAAAAGGAGATCAAGATGGTTTAAATGAGTTTTACCGTCAATTTCCAAGAACTACAGAGCATGCTTTTAGAGATGAAGCAAAAAATAGCTTGTTTAACTTAATAAAGATATACGAGCAAATAGATTATAATGAAGGTGTTGGTAGTGATTCAACGGTAACAACAGGTAGCTTCCAGTGGGAAAACGGGATAAAAGACAGTAAAGTTATATTTTATCCAGATCCTAGCGGAAGATTTAAAATAAGCTGGGTACCACCGTCAAACCTTCAAAACAAATTTATAACTAAAAATGGAGTTAAATATCCTGGCAACGAACATATGGGTGCTTTTGGCTGCGATAGTTATGATATTAGCGGTACTGTTGATGGTAGAGGATCCAACGGATCTCTTCATGGACTAACAAAGTTTTCAATGGAAGACGCTCCGCCAAACCATATGTTCTTAGAATATATTGCAAGACCACAAACCGCTGAAATATTTTTTGAAGATATATTAATGGCTTGCGTATTTTACGGTATGCCAATACTAGCAGAGAATAACAAACCAAGACTTTTATATCACTTCAAAAGAAGAGGCTATAGAGGTTTTAGTATGAATAGACCAGATAAAGTTTGGAATAAGCTTTCTGTTACTGAAAAAGAAATAGGTGGAATACCAAACTCTAGTGAAGATATAAAGCAAGCTCATGCAGCTGCTGTAGAAATGTATATCAACGATCACGTTGGCCACAAAGGCGATGGGGTTTACGGTAACATTTACTTTAACGAAACATTAAACGACTGGGCTAGGTTTGACATAAACAAAAGAACAAAGTTTGATGCAACAATAAGTTCTGGTTTAGCTATAATGGCTTGTAACAGACACTTGTATAGACCACACGCTGAATATAAAAAGCAACCATTAAATGTAAGTATTTCTAGATATAGTAATACTGGTAACACATCAAGAATAATAAAATAAAAATATGGCAGAGTCTGTTGTAAAGAGTTATTTTCCAAGTCAAGTAGTTAGCGATGCTGAAAAGTTAAGTTATGACTACGGGTTAAAAGTTGCGAAAGCAATAGAAACAGAGTGGTTCCATAATGATAGAAATCACAATAGGTATCAAAACAACCTTAATGACTTTCACAAGTTAAGACTGTATGCTAGAGGAGAGCAATCAGTTCAAAAATATAAAGACGAGTTATCAATAAATGGAGACTTATCTTATTTAAACTTAGACTGGACACCTGTTCCAATAATCCCTAAGTTTGTTGATATTGTAGTTAACGGTATAGCTGATAGAGCTTTTGAAATAAAAGCTTACTCACAAGACGAGTATGGAGTTTCTAAGAGAACAGAATACATGCAGAGTATTCTTGATGATATGGCTGCTAAAGAAATGAATGACTTCGTGGCGGACGAGTTTGGAATCAACTTGTATCAAAACGATCCTGAAACTCTACCTGAAAATAATGAAGAGCTAGAGCTGCACATGCAGTTAAACTACAAGCAAGCCGTAGAAATAGCTGAAGAGCAAGCTTTAAACGTTTTGCTTGAAGGTAATAATTACGACTTAATAAAGAAAAGGCTATACTACGACTTAACAGTATTAGGTATTGGCGCTGTTAAAACTGATTTCACTACGTCTGAAGGCGTTACTATAGACTACGTTGATCCAGCTGACCTTGTTTATTCCTACACTGAGTCACCATATTTCGATGACATATACTATGTTGGAGAGGTTAAGACGATACCTATTAACGAGCTTGCTAAGCAGTTTCCTTACCTAACGCAAGAAGACTTAGAAGAAATACAACAGTCTGGCTATGCTCAAACAAACTCTTATCAAAGCGGGCCTAGATACGAAGAGTCTGACAACAATAAAGTTCAAGTTTTATATTTTAATTATAAAACACATATGAACGAGGTTTACAAAGTAAAAGAAACTGGAAGTGGAGCTGACAAGCTTATAGAAAAAGATGATAGCTTTAATCCACCTGAAGGCGTTGAAGGTAATTTCTCAAAGCTTGAAAGGGCTATTGAAACATTGTATGAAGGAGCTTTGATACTTGGCACTAACAAGTTGCTAAAGTGGGAGATGTCTGACAACATGATGAGATCTAAGAGTAATTTTACAAAAGTTAAAATGAACTACAGCATCGTTGCGCCTCGCATGTATAAAGGTCGCATAGAATCTTTAGTTAAGCGTATAACTGGTTTTGCTGATATGATTCAGCTTACTCATTTAAAATTACAACAAGTAATGTCGCGAATGGTTCCAGACGGCGTTTATTTAGATGCCGATGGTTTAGCAGAAGTTGATTTAGGTAACGGCACAAACTACAATCCACAAGAAGCTTTAAACATGTTCTTCCAAACAGGTTCTGTTATTGGTAGATCATTTACAAGTGAAGGCGATATGAATCCTGGTAAAGTACCTATTCAAGAAATAACATCTGGATCAGGAGGCAACAAGATAAATGCTTTAATAGGTAATTACAACTATTACCTACAGATGATACGTGATGTAACCGGGCTTAACGAAGCGCGTGATGGTAGTACGCCTGATGAAAGGGCTTTAGTTGGTATTCAAAAAATGGCCGCTGCAAACAGCAATACAGCTACGCGACATATATTAGATTCAGGTTTATTTTTAACAGCTGAAACAGCGGAAAAGCTTTCGCTTCGTATATCTGACATTATAGAATATTCTCCTACAAAAGAAGCTTTTATACAAAGCATAGGTGTACACAATGTTGCTACGCTAAAAGAAATGTCTGAACTTCATTTGTATGACTTTGGTATATTTTTAGATTTAGCTCCAGACGAAGAACAAAAAGCTTTATTAGAAAATAACATACAACAAGCGTTAGCTCAGAAAACTATAGATATAGAAGACGCTATAGATCTTAGAGATATATCTAATATTAAAGTAGCTAATCAACTGCTAAAACTTAGAAGAAATAAAAAACAACAACAAGATCAACAAGCGCAACAGCAGAATATACAAGCTCAAGCTCAAGCTAATGTTCAACAGCAGCAAGCTGCCGCTCAACTAGAAATTCAAAAACAACAAGCTTTAAAGCAGGCTGAGGCTCAATTATTGCAAATGCAGTCTCAATTAGATGCTGGTAAAATGCAAGCTGAAACACAAATGAAAGCACAATTAGCTGCTCAGAAGTTTCAGTACGACATGCAACTAAAATCTTTAGAGTCTAGCGTGCTAAAAGATAGAGAAAAAACCAAAGAAGACAGAAAAGACGAAAGAACTAAAATACAAGCCACTCAACAGTCAGAAATGATTGATCAAAGAAAATCAGGTAAACCACCTAAAAACTTTGAGCAAACGAGTAATGATATACTTGAAGGTGGATTTGATTTAGGACCTATTGATCTTAACAGATAACACTAACTTATATTTTATATTATGGAAGAAAATGAAAACGTAGTTGAAGAAACTACACAAGAACAAGCTGTAGAAACAGTTGATGAAAGTAAGTTTGAAAGCGCTGGCGATGACAGTGTAATCAAAATAGATTTAGACAAACCAATTGAAGATGAAAAACCAGAAGAAACAACAGAAGCTGCAGATGGCCCAGCTGACGACACAGGAGTGGTTGGAAGCGATGAAAGTGCCGACGCCACACCGGAACAAGAAGAAGTACAGCCGGAAGCCGAAGCACAAGACACAGTACTAGAAGAAGTAACTGAAGAAGAGGTAAAAGAAGAAGTTGAGCAGGTTACAGAAGAAGTAGAAGAAGCTATAGCTGAAGCTAAAGAGACTGGAAAACCATTACCAGAAAACGTTCAAAAGTTAGTTGACTTTATGAACGATACGGGTGGTGATATAGAAGACTATGTCAAGTTAAACAAAGATTATTCAAGTCTAGACAACTTAAGTCTTTTAAAAGAATACTATAAGCAAACTAAACCTCATCTAGACTTAGAAGAAATAAACTTCATGATGGAAGATCAATTTGCATTTGATGAAGAACTAGACGAGGAAAGAGATATAAAAAGAAAGAAATTAGCTTTGAAGGAGCAAGTTGCTCAAGCAAAGAACCACTTGGAAAGTGTAAAATCCAAATACTATGAAGACATCAAGTATGGCTCTAAGTTGACACAAGATCAGCAAAAAGCCGTTGATTTCTTTAATAGATATAACAAGGAGTCGGAAGACAACAGGAAAGTAGCTGAAAAACAGCAAAGAACGTTTTTAAACAAGACTAGTCAATTATTCAACAAAGACTTCAAAGGTTTTGAATACAATGTTGGAGATAAAAAGTACAGGTTTAATGTTAAGAACGCTGACGCTGTTAAAGATACTCAAAGCGATATTAATAACTTCATAGGAAAGTTTCTTAATGAAAGTAATGAAATACAAGATGCTAAGGGTTATCACAAAGGTTTATTCACAGCTATGAACGCTGACGCTGTAGCGCAGCACTTTTATGAGCAAGGTAAAGCAGACGCTTTAAAACAAAGTGTAGCTAAATCTAAAAACGTTAACATGAACCCACGTCAACAATTCGGCGGAGTTCCTAATAACAGCGGTATGAAAGTTAAAGTGCTAGGTGATAATTCTTCTGATTTTAAGTTTAAAATTAAAAACAGAAAATAATTTATTAACCCATTTAAAACTATAAAAAAATGGCAATTACTCCAGGTACTAATTTGAATAGCGTGCCTGCTTCGTTGAAGCAAACGTTATCTACAAATTACTTAGACCTTTCTTCTGCGGATAACGCAGGTTGGGGTCAACAATACGTTCCAGATTTAATGGAAAAAGAGGCTGAGGTTTTCGGCCCAAGAACAATTTCAGGTTTTTTAGCACAGGTAAGTGCTGAAGAAGCTATGACGGCTGATCAAGTTGTATGGTCTGAACAAGGACGTCTACACTTATCTTACAAAGCTCACGCTTTTGCTGAGAACAAAGTTAGATTAACATTTGATATTGATGAAGCGGCAGGTGCTACTTCTGGTATACTAGCTGTACACGGTGTTAGATTAAATGACACTGTACTTGTATCAAACGCTAACGGGGTGTTTAAGTGTTTAGTTACTTCTATAGATAACGACGACGAGTTAACACTAGCTGCTTACGATGGTGTCGCTTTTGATGCTTTAGCTGGCGAAAAAGCAACTACTGTATTAGTTTACGGTTCTGAGTACGCTAAAGGTGTTGGTTACAACGCTGCTGGTGCTGCTGCTAACGTAGAGTCTAGAGGCGCTAACGAGCCAGACTTTAAAACTTTTACTAACAAGCCTATTATCATGAAAGACTTTTACGAAGTATCTGGATCAGATTCTTCTCGTATTGGTTGGGTAGAGGTTTCTACTGAAGGTGGACAAGGCGGATACTTATGGTATCTAAAAGCTGAGTCTGATACAAGAGCTCGTTTTACTGATTATGTAGAAATGTCTATGTTAGAATCTGTAAGAGGTTCTGGTAGTAACGGTGTTGATACATTCTTAGGTCAAGCTGGCAACGATACTGCTGTAGGTACTCAAGGTTTATTTGATGCTATCGAAGACAGAGGTAACGTAACTTCAGGTATTACTGGTGTTAACGCTGCTACTGACTTAGCTGAATTTGATGCTATCTTAGCTGAATTCGACAAGCAAGGTGCTATTGAAGAAAACATGATGTTTGTAAATAGAGCTACGTCTCTAGCTATGGACGATATGTTAGCTTCTATGAATTCTTACGGTGCAGGTGGTACATCTTACGGTGTATTCAACAACTCTGAAGATATGGCATTGAACTTAGGCTTCTCTGGTTTCCGTAGAGGATCTTACGACTTCTATAAGTCTGACTTCCGTTACTTAAACG